GTGCTAAGTAGCTGTGAGTAACGTCAATGATTTCTTCTTTGAGGCTATTCGTTATTTCTGTGTTAGAAGTATTAGCTGAATAACCTGCAATGATCTTAGCACTGGTAATGTCTCCACCAGCTTCGTCCATAAGGACTGCTAAGAACTTCTTCTGTCTATCTGTTAGCTCACGTGCCATATTATTATTCCACCATGTGTAATGCTTGTTCAAGCGTTTCTTTGTTACGCCTAGACCAACCACGTCCAAATGTTTTGTACGTATCTAATCCTTCATAGAACCCTTGTCTTACTGTATATACATAATCAATAATATACTTAGGGTCTTTCTCCATAACAAGTTGTAGTGTATTAGGACCAATAGCACCATCTGCTGTAGCACCTACTGCACGTTGTATAGCTTTAGCAGGTCTACCACTACCACTATTAACAGCCCAATCAAATGCACACCAATCTACTCCCGATGGAAGTTGATCACCTTTGACTCTATCCCAATAGTTCTTCTTGTAGATAGGGCCAACATCATCTGGTGTTAGATCACGCATCTCTTCTTCAGTAGACTCACGACCAATCCATTCATCATATACACGTTTGGTTACACCAAGATTAGTCATGCCACCGGGATCACTAGGATGATTTACGTAACCACCTTCATGTTCCAATAGCATTTCTAAACATTCGTTAAAGTTACTCTTCATTATTTTTTCCCGCCGAAGTATTTACTTACGCCACGCATACCAATGCTGGCACTCACGATTCCACCCAATGAGTACTGATACCAATCGGGCATAACCTCTAATGCAGTAAAACCTGCCTGTACAATCTGATTGCCCCACTCACCACAGAAGGCTAAAATCAAAGGAATGGAAAACAATAAAGTAATCCATTCATCTTTCCAACTATTCTCTGTAGCCTTCATAGCGGCTATATCCCAGTCTATTTCACCTGTGGCTATCTTCATCTTAGTTTCAGCTTCTGCTTTCTTAACAGCAGTCTTGCCTTCAATCATAGTACCAGCAAGATTAGCAACTTGACCTATTAAGTTTAGTCCTAACATTATCCGTTATTCCCTTTAACTTCTTTCTTGCTCATGTTAGTTACTCCGAAGAATACACCAACTATACCAGCTACAGATAAGAAGTATATAGATGCCATAGAACCAATTATGTCTGCCGCCTTCTCTGCACCTACAATACTACATAGTAATACTAGGAATGGATATGCAAGCATACCAACTAAACAGAACCACGCCATGCGTCTTTGAGCATCACGTTGAGCGTCTTCATCATCGAGTCTACGTTTACGATCTTCTAATTCTAAAGCGTCCCATTCGGACTTATCTATAGAACCACTACCATTAACATCTGCATCTTCAAAGCTAGTCATTCTTAGACTTTCCTATATTTCTTAGACGTTTTAGCAGCGCCTTTAGGCTGTTGAGAAAACTGTTTACCAGCTTTAGTATCTTTACGCTTTTTTGCAGTAGTAGCTGCATACTGCGAACTAGACATTGCTTTAAGCGCAGCAGCTGGTAAGTAACGTTCCCCAGTAGCTTTAGTACCTTGAGTCGAAGGTTTTCCACTTTTAGTCCCCCACTTTTGACGAGTCCACTTATTTAAACTCTTTTGAGATTTGGAAAGGGCCATCACTTATAGCCCCCACCTGCTTTTTTATATTCCGATGCGAGGAGTTGTGCTTTACGTGCAGACCATTGCCCGGCCTTGCCCCCCTTAGTTCCCCGCTTAATGCGCTCAAACAAACGCTTCCGCATAGTAGGCTTAGTATAATTTCCTGCCTCATTTACTTTTGACTTTGTTTTCGATTTCGCCACGAGTAATACCTATATCTCTTAAATCTCTGTCAGACATGTTATTTAGTAACCATACATCGGCACTTGCTTGTCTGCTTCGTTCAATACTTTTAAATAATCTTTTAAACATTTTAACTATCTCCGTTATGTTAGTAAGGCTTGTTTACCTTACAGAGATAGTTATACCATACTTAGTTATATCATAATACAGATAATAATGCAACCCCGTTATGCATTCCTAGCAGGGTCATAATATTCTTCTAATGAAACCATTACATCAATTGTG